ATCGTATACGTTTATTTCCCAAACCACGTCTGAGCCATCATAAGCAACTACGTCTACAGCATGGCAATACCCATCGTCTTGTAGCAAATGCTTAGATTTCATTGTTTGAGAACGCCCGGACTTATACAAACGTTCTTGTTCTTCAAAAGAACGAACACCATAAGTTACGCCAAAGTCTACAGACGTATAAGTAATTGCAAGTTTTACAACTTCGACAAGCTTGGGGTGTACCCCATCAAGCTTTCCAAGACTGCGGTTAGATAATCGAAACGCCATTCTGTTTCCTTTCCAATAAGTAACAAAGCATTGCCGCACCTAACCCCGTGCAAGCCGCTTCTGCCCATTGAGGGCCAAAATGTGTGGGATGCGCAACAATATCTGCCAACATCGTTAACAAACCTGTAAGCCATAAGTTAGCCCACTTATTATTTATAGAAGCAAACGTAGTGGTAATTACAAAAGCAATACCCGCAATACTTCCTGTTTTAGAGGCGGTAAGTGCGTGATTCAATGTCAGCACTGTCAGATCACCCTGAACCATACACAACATGCAAGCGGTCCACGCTTCGCTAAATTTTTGTGCCCAGAGTTTTAACTTATTCACTTAGCAACACCTTTAGTTTTCTCGAATGATCTGAGTCCCCCTAGACCCAACATTCCCATCAACACAGGCATCATTACTGACATGTCCGCTTGTGGCACTGTTATGCCAAAACCCGCGGCAATTGGAGAAATTAAAAAATTGACGGCTAAACCAAGAACGCAAACATGCCCGCATAAAGGTCTCCAAGAAGATTGGAAAAAGTTACCTTTAGCATCAGCGGTATTTAGCGCAATCTGCGCAAGGGCAATCTCCTGCCCATGTTTTTCTGCCATGGTCCCAATCTCATGGGCCAGCTTTGCTTTTTGATCTTTATCTTCAATAAACTTGTCTAACAATCCTGAAACAGGACCTATAAGTTGCTGTAACATAAATAGCCTCCTGCGACTTTACACATTTTATCTTATATCTAAACGGAATATAAATAAAGAGTCTTATTACTTTTTAGGCGGCTAACCATTTTACCCAAAACATTAATCCAACAAAGCCACCTACGATCATGGTAATTGCAATAGCCCAGCCTAAATATTCCATGTTTCTAGCTTTACGAGCTTTAATTTCCAAAGCTTCTTGTCTACGTTTCTTACGAGCTTCGGCTTGAAAACGAACCCAGTCATCATACAATCCGGGCCGACCGTACAAGCGCATCATCGAAATTAATTCGGTTTCTATTGTCTTGATTTTTTCAAGAGCCATAAACTCTTCAAAATCATCCTCTGTTTTACCACCCAACGCAGAGAACAAACTGTTCTTTTTCTTATCGCCCCGACGTTTAAGGTCCTCTTTGGCACCCACCATCTTTCCGATAGCGCCCATGGCATCAGAAAGATCGCGGCCATTAGCCACGACTTGTTTTACTACGGCAAAGCCTGCGTTAAAAGCGGCTAGTTCAGCTAACAAATAAAATTGCCCCTACATAAAATAGTAAAAAGTTAAATTAACTTTACATAATTTTACATAGGTCGTCGATAGTTTTAACCACCCCCAGCTAACGAACCCAGCCCCTGTTGTGATTCGGGTCTTTGGAAGGGGTTAGGGCCAACAGGCCTTGTTGGTGTGACTCCGGTCAAACCATACGAACTGGCTGAACGAACATTAGGCGGAACATAGGGTGTAGTCACGTCAATAGGGTCGCTCGCGTCGCCGGTATCATCACCTACACCTAAGTCTCCAACAGGGTCTACAGGGTCTACCGTATAGCTGCCACCCGTGGAGCCTGTGCCAACCGGTCCAGTATAACTGCCGCCGAACAAGCCTCCGAGGTTTAAGTTAAGTCCTTCAACACCGCCGTTTTCATAAAACGTATTAAGTCCTGCAAGCATGTCCGGTGTCATCTGACTGGTGTCAATGCCTGCCGGAATAAATGGATACGGGTTGTCCGTGTCGTTTACGGTGGGGTTGTACGGATCACCGCCTTGGTTCCCTTGGTCACCGCCTTGATTACCCATGGTATTACCGGGACCATTGCCCATTCCGGGTCCACCGTTAGGACCACCTTGTCCGGGACCACCAAAGGTAAAGTCTCCTTCAAAACCGTTGGCGTCAAACCCTTCTCCAAGGTTAAGGTTTAAACCTGATAGATCAAGGCCGCTAAAATCTAAACCGGGGTCAAATGCAAACTCTGGGGTGTAGGTAGTGCCAACCGCTTCATCTACAGCGCCTTGTGGCGGGTTAAATGCTGGTTCGGTTTCCGGTGAAAAACCACCACCTTCTGGACCGTAACCACCGGGACCAAGCCCGCCAGTAACGCCCGCAAATGGATCAAAGCCCGGTCCGCCACCCCTTGTATCCGGTAAAGGTTCTCCACGAGTCCCTCCACCTAATTCTGGATCGCTATACAAAGAAGGGTCTACGCCGCCGACATTAACATTATTTAAGTCAAACCCTTCAGACATACTGCCAAATCCGCCTATGTCGATACCACTTAAATCTAAGTTAGTTAGATCAAAGGTGCTGCCGTCAGGTAAGGATATGGTATCGGTGCTTTCACCAAGATAATCACCTTGTCCTACAGACTCGGCCATGGTTTCAATGCCTGTTGGCTCGCTTACATCTACTCTTTGACCGGGAGGCACCTGACCGAGACCATCTCTAGGTTCAATATAGTTAGAACCCATTAGTTCTCTGGGGCTCATAGGCGACCCCCCACGAGTATCACCAAAACCGAGTTCAACACCTCTACCTAATTCAGGATCACTGTACAAAGACGGATCAATTGTAGGTGTTACGGCGGGTTCAGGCGCAGGCTGCGGATCACCGTAGCCCAGCCTGTCCATAAACTCTTCAGGCGTATACGTGTTGGTAGCGGCATCGCCTTCAAAACCAAAAGCACTTACGTCTTCAGTGTAGGTATTGGTTTCCGGATCATAAGTAGCAGTTAAGCTAAAGTCCTGTGCGCCCGGCGAGTTGTTATACATGTTTACTAAGGCGTCTGGAGGAGGCGTAAACGATGTATTAGCCGACTCATAACCTAGTTTATTTATAAACTCTTCAGGAGTGTATGTGTTAGTAGCAGCGTCTCCTTCAAACCCAAAAGCACTTACGTCTTCAGTAAACGTATTAGTCGCAGGGTCGTATGTAGCAGTTAAGCTAAAGTCCTGTGCGCCCGGAGAATTATTGTATTGGCTAACCAAATCTTCTGCCGTGAAACGTTGATTTGTAGGTGTTTCTGGTTGTACGACAGGTGGCGGTACTTGCACAGGCGGTGGAGCAACTGCTTCTGGCGGAGCCTCCGGCAAACTACCAATACCACCACGCATACCGTCCATGTTCAAAGGCTCTTCAAACTCATCTACAAAAGTAGGTGGTGGAACCTGAACAGGCGGGGGTGGAGGTGCTACTGCTGCCGGTGGCGGAGCAGGTTGCATAACCGGTGGAGGCACTTGTACAGGGGGCGCTACAGGCGGTTGCGGTGGCGCAGCCGGAATATTAAATTGTTGTTGTATCTGCGCTAAAACCTCTGGAGAAATCTCAGGTACTGCCGGTGGCGGTGGAGCTACCGCTGCCGGTGGTGGCGGAGGCGGCGGGGCCGGTTGCACTACAGGTGGTGGAACCTGAACAGGTGGTGGAGCAATAGGCTCGTTCGGGTTTGCAATAATAGGGCCTGACTCACCCGGTATAACTTTTGGGGGATTTACAGGTGTTGGCAAAGGAGGCGGCATTACCGGTGCTGTATCTTGAACAGGAGGTAACGGCACTTTAACCGGTGGTGCAGGAGGCGCTACCGGTGCCTTTGGTGGTTCTTCAATTCTAGGTGGTGCTACTGCTGCCGGTGGCTGAACAGCTTCAGGTACAGGGGCTGGCTGAGAAACAGGTTCCGATATTCTCCGAGGCGGTAACGAAAACTCTTGTGCCACAGGCGCAGGCGGTGGTGCTATTTCTACCGGTGCCGGTGGAGCAACAGGCGCTGGCAAATTAAACTGTTGTTGTATCTGAGCCAGAACAGCCGGATCAATTTGTGGAACCGGTACAGGTGCCGGAGTCGCCGGAGGTGGAGCAGGCGTAGGCGCTACAGCAGGTGATGGAGCAACTGGCGACGGCATAACCGCGCTAAAATCTATGCCCGTTTCAGCAACATTAATAGGTGTTCTTTTTACGGTTGGTGCCGTTTTAGTTGTTGGTATACGAGGCTCTTTTATTTTGCCTCTTCCTCTTCGTGCCATCAAAAAACTCCTTGAAAACGTTGTGGCCGCGCAATTGGGCTAAAACCCTTTACCATTCCGCCACGTGCCATACGCTTGGCAGGCGTTTCCCCAGCCTTAGACAAAGCAATAGCAACTGCTTGATTCTGTTCATAGCCTTCGTCCATCAACTTCTTGATGTTCTGGCTTTTTGTTTTGTTGCTACTACCTTTCTTTAACGGCATCTTAACAACCTATGTAACTACCACCACGTTTCGCGGCACCCATGCCACGAGCGGTTTCTCTTTTGGTAGGCGATGCGCCATTATAATCTACAACAGATTTTGGTACAGAGACATTTGCAGTCTTGCCGTAGGGAATACGACCCTGTTTATCAATCTGTGCATACTCCACCGGCTTTGGTGGGTTTTTCGGTGCTGAACCGTTTACTTTTACTTTACCCTTCATTGGTTATCTCCTCTTTGTTTCAATATCTCACGCTCCATCGCAGACTGGATACGTGCCTGTGTTTGTGCTTCTTGTGAAGCCAAACGCCTGTCAAACTGCGAACCACGCATCTGCTGATTCTGTGCATCAAGTTCAACCTTGGCTTGGTCAATCGCTTGATCGGCCTGATCGCCTTGTGCCTTAATCTGTAGCTCTTGCTCTTTAAGCTGAACCAACGGATCAGGGGCCCCGGCACCTGACAGTTCGCCAGATAGTTGTTTAACCTGCTGCAAGCCTTCTGCTACAAACTGAGCAGTCATCTTCTCAACTTCTAACATTTCGTCATCTGTTGCAGGTTGGCCACCTTTTTGTTGCACTTGTTGTAAATAGGCAACAGCGGCTTGTTCTTTAGCTGCAATTTGTACGTGTTCCATAACATGCTTCTGCAAGCTTATAGCAACAGGCGGCATACCACCAACCATGGGCGACGCGCCAAATACCAAGTGCGCAGTAATGTGCGCCTGATGGTTTTGTCCTTCAAAAGCATGTAGCTCTAACATGTCTAAAGCATTAATGTTTTCTTGTGCCGGATCAATAGGTACAGGCTCATCTGTCGGAACCGCTTTCATAATACGGTCAACGTCAGTTACGCCAAGTGCCTCGTACATGTCCCGATACACTTCGTTTAAATTGTGAAGCTCCGGCGCTTGTGACGCCAGTTGTAGTTTAGTCTGCGCCATAATAATACGTTGCGCTTGGCTAAATACATTAGGATTGCTGACCGGAACTACGTCTACACGGTCATCAAAGTCCTCTCGCATGATAGTTTCATCGCCACCCGGCACCGTATACGGATACTGTTGTGGCAAACTTTCTGACATTACACGCGCAAGAATTTTAAACTCCTGCCTCATTGCGTAATGCAAACGCTTATGCACAGCACTCATTACACGAGTACCCTGCTCCATCATAGCAATGGTTGTACCAACAGCAGCCTGCTGATTACCATCACCTACTTTAAGGTCCGTGATCGTCGCAAAACGCTGACCGGCTTCTACAACAAAGCCCAACAACTGAAATAACGTCTGGTCAGGACCCTTAAATGGCAACGGCATAAGGCTGTCACGTATAGCCCCTCCGGGTGCGTCCACATCTCTGAACTCACCGGGCTGCAACGGATCGTCATCGTCCCTGATCCGTAGTCCGCGGGCCTTGAAGCCTGCTGGGAGGTTGGACAACGTACCGGCGTCGATTAACTGTCGCAAAGCCGCTGTGGCAGTTCGTGACAAACCACCAATAGTGTGTATTAAACCTAACCCGTAAAAACCAAATCCCGGTAAAAACTTAAAGTGGGTGAAGTATTGTATTTTTTTCTTTAACTCGTCGTCTTCTTGGTAGTTACGACGAATCGAAAGAATTTGACCGTTGTCCTCAGAAATCGTTACAACGTAAGGAATCTTAATTCCTGTAGGTTCGCCGTCAGTATCTAGCTCTTCGTAACCTTCCAAATCTAAATCAACGTGGCATTCTAAAATTGTGCAGTCATAATCTATCTGGTTAGGCTCCATACCTTCGATACGGTCCATTTCACCCTCTAAATCAGACATTTCTTTCTGTGCAGGGAGAACCTCAACGTCTAAATACGTGCCTGCAATCTGACGTTTGCGCAGATCGTTAAGCGACATACGCACCACTTGCGTAATGTTAGGGCATGTTTCGAGGTCCGAGGTCTCATACGGGACAACCAAGTTCTCCGCAGGGACAAACTTAGATACCGCACGACCTAGCGTTTCATCAAAATAAGTCTTTTTAAACGTAGAACCGGCTAATGGGAGATAAAACAACATCTGATCCATATCAGGTGTGTATTCTTCCATCACACTCGTGATGTAGTAGTTCATGAACTGACGTACACGCTTGGCTTGCTGGTTCTTAGAAGTCGAATCTTTGCCCATTACTACAGTACGGACGGGACCCGAAGCAGGTAAAAGCTCGTTAAAAGCTTGCGCTTGAAACTGTGTGGCAGCTTCAGCAAGCAGTGGATGTGTTACTGCGGAGGCTCCACGAAAAGGCTGAGTGCGCTCATCGTAAGTAAAGCCCAAAAGCTCCAGACCGTTAGTGTAAGCATCTTCCCACTCTTGGCGACTTGCTTTGTTAGCATCAAACTCACCTAACAAATCACTGGAAATACGTGCCAACTCTCTGTCTGGCATCTCTTCTGCCAAGTTAGCATAAAAATCTTCACTGACACCACGCTGGTCCTGTGGGTCAAAATCAATGATGACACCGCCATCATCTTCTGGGCTTATCTCAATGGAGCCAACATCTTCAGCTTCAATGTCTGCCATCACCACGTTAGCACTATCCGGCAACTCAATCTCTACTTCAGCCGCTAAATCGTCCGGGTCTAACTGTGATGG